CTCTTTAGTTCGGGCACTCGGACCGGTAAACCTGAGCTCAATAGCTCTCCCATCACCACTGTAAGCGTAGAACGCGGCCGTAAGGTTGCATTCGGCTGCTGTTCTCCGTAATCAATACAGTGGTTGTCTCTCCGAGACTAGGGCGTATTGCGACTTCGCCTGATTTCGGCGCTGTTGTTATTTATTTACATGACACAACTAACCATGACAGATTGCAGCCTTCACGCTGTGCGACTTAACACATCAATCTTTTCCCGCGTACTTCTTTACTTATGTACTTACCACCTAATTATCTGCTCGGGATGGCAGAGGTGTTGACAGGTGTCGAGTGTTAATATGAGGTTCTTCTCTGGGGGGCTCCACAAGGGCGGAGGACGATTACGGTAGTAATCTTCCAACATTTCTTGTGCAGCAGGAGTGATGTCAAATGCAAGGTAAAAGCTGACTCGTTCTCGGACGGTCGGTTCCCTACATTTCGTATCTATACCATCGATAAGCTCTTGCCGGAACTTATAATAGATATTTCCCTCCTCTGGAATATACGGGTTCGCGCCTGTTCCCAGCCATTGGTAGAATGACTGGAAAACAGGGGACCCTCCGCTACTTGCGATACCACAACCAGCTATTGCACCTACTTGTCTATCATAGATCTTCTTGGTTTGAAGTTCTTTCGTTGATATCAAGTCGCTGTACAAACGCTTGGTTGGTCGTGGACACAATCTGTAGCCGTGCTCTTCTGTCCAAACTGGACGAGCTTGACAGAATTCAATCTTCTCCAAAGATTCATAAATTCCGTCATATTCCATTGTGATTCCCATTTCAAGAAACCATTCCTGTAATCCTTGACAGAAATGCTCTTTAACACTACGATCCATGATGAAAACACAATCATCACCGTCATTCAGTAACTGGACTAGGCCTTCTAAGCCCTTGAACTCGATATACGCATGAACTAAGCTGGTCATGATGATGACCGCTCCCGATGAAGTATTCATATCTCCAGACATTCTACAGTCTTCTACGACATACTTAATCTTACCGTCTTTACCCCAAAAGATACCACGGTTACGTATTTGTTTTGATAGGAGGTAGCTTAGGCTGGGTAAATCTGACCCTTTCCCTATGGCAAACTGATGGTACGTTGAATGTTCGTGAGCCATCAACAATCGGTTAATATGTTGATCAAATCTGCTCGCGTCTAATCCAACAGCCACAGGGTTGCTTACGCGTGCCCACATCTTTGCTATTGTGTTTCCTCTCTCTATCATGTTCATTCCTTTCGCTACTGTTCTGTGTTGCCCTGACGGGTCAAACACCTCATCGATCGCATCATAGATTTTGTGCTCTATGTGCTTCAGATGACGACCTAACATTACATTAAAACGTGGTGAACGGGGCTGTATGGCTCTTGGAGCCCCGTTGAGTTTCATAAATTCGTCTTTTGTGAAACTCTTCACCCAACTATCCCTATCTTCAAATCGTTTCTTATGAAGAGATTCTACGGCTCTAGTGTAACACGCTAACTTGGACCCGCCATAAAACGATAGGAATTTCTCCTCGCTGATAGGGTGGTCCTTGCCGGTTCGTGTTGCAATAACGCCCAATTTGGACGCCATAGAATTGAATCGCTGGTTCATCTTGTGTTTTGCTGCTATGAAGCTGGGCCAGGTCTCGATTGGCTCTTCTGCCAACTCGGATCTGCCCACCTCATCATCAAGGTGCGCCACGGAATGGTGTGTCCATGGTCGCGGTGGTCTCTTGAATCCTAAAGTCTTATCTTTTACAAAATAAACTCTCTCAAGGATCGCATGAAGCACTGTCTTAATGTCATTGTTTGGTATTCTCCACGTGGGTCCATTGGTGCCGGTAACCCTAAAATATTTCCGGGGGTGTGTTAAACCCTTTCCCTGCCTGCGCTCTAGTACATGAAGCTTCTCACAACCAACTATCAACTCGTCCCTCATCTTTTGCGTGACGGTTGATTCGGTGGTGACTCCATATTCTAAGCCCAAGCCCCCCTACGCGGAGGTGGGGGCCGCTAACTGCGACCGCCAGTGCATAGCCGCGACTATTTCAGGATCTTGGAACATCACATGAAATGCAATCTCATCAGGTGACGGAATGAAGTATAACTTCACGGCGTACATCTGAATCAATCGCTTAGTCTGGGGTCGCATGTCTACGAACCTGGCATCTCCGCCCTTCTCCTTAGAAGCACGGATTTTCCCATCGATGTAGTCAGATACAATCAAACCTACCTGTCGTTCATTTGCCTGGGTGTTAGGCATGTCAAGGAGTTTGAATTTCATCTCGTGGGCAATTTCTGCACCTAAGACTGGCAACCTAACAGGATG